CCGTAAGTAGGCGGATCGTCCTGCTGCGGGACAGAATCTAGGCTGTCGTCGTCGGCATTGGTCGGAAGTGTGGCGTTAGTTGCGATTGGCTTTCTCCATCAAAACATCCACAACGTCTTCCCGCTCCAGTACCGCCGCGATAGCCCTGCCCATCGTTGAGCAGCACGGCTTGCCATCCTTGCCTACCGTGCTCATGCAATACGGGCATTGAATCATGCACTCGCCCGACGCTATCTTCGCCATGCGCACCTGGCGCTGCACGTACTCCAGCTTTTGCTGGCCGGTCATGCACTGGCAGCACGGCCCTTGAGTGAGCGTGTTCCACATGTGGCGAGCGCAAAAGTCGGAGTGATCGCTCATCGCTGGTAGAGCTTCCCCCGCGCCTTGGCCTTAATGCGCTCGGCCTCAGATGCGGATATGTTGCCCGCTCGCTCGGAGCGGGTCGCGCCCCCGATGGCGAGCCGGGCATGATTCGCGTCATTGATAGGGAACGAGCGCCCCGGACCGGCGAAGGAGCTTTTTGGCATCTTCGCACGGTCCGCTGAGTAGAGCTTACTCACAGAACACCGCCTTACTGCACCGAAACAGAATACTCCAGAATCACCTTCAAGGTTCCGGTTCCTGTAGTGAAGGCTCCGGTTGCATTGGTGATGTAGATGGGCTGGTTGAGCACGTTGGCAGCGGTAAGGACGCTGTTCAATGCCCCGCTTTCATTGATCTCCTGCATAGTGGTTCCAGACGTGAGGAAAGTAGCTGCAACTGTCGATGCAAGAGCATTTGTAGCAGCCGTTGTACCATATCCGACCGTCAGAACGCCTCCACTCGCATAGGCTGTGCCGGTATTCTCGTCAACGAGAGTCGCCTTCAGCACGTCATAAAACAGGCCGGTGCCGGGGGCGGGAAGCAATAGAACCGGCGTTGCGTTCAGAGCGAGAATCTGAGCATTGGTCAACGTTACGACCTGCCGCTGGACGCCCATGCTCGTAAAGTATTGAGTCGCCTCAAATACTCCATTATCCGATGCCCTCACCACGTCTCCAGCGCCATGCGCATAAGTGAAAGTCGCCGTCAATACGCATTGCTGGTAACTGTTCGCTTGGCCGGTTGTGCAGGATGCCGCACTCGGAGTGACAACCTCGTAGGTCGCGCCGGAGCCGATGGCAAACGGAGGATAGGTGGTCCCGGAAAACGGGTAAATAGGATACCCGCCCGCACCGGTAGAAGTCTTTCCGTAATCCAGCGTGATTGAATAACTTCCCGAAGTTCCGCCGCCAGCTCCAACAATAAGAGCCGGTCCGCCATTGGGTGCAACTCCATAGGCGAAGCTGTTGACATTGACGTCGCTGGCGTATTGTCCATAATACTGCGCTGAAACGGGCAATGCCAGAAGCAACGCGCCGATAAATCCAAGTACCTTTTTCACGTCATTCTCCTTGGGCGGTCTGCCCGTGCTGATTACATTCCGCCCATTACTGGGCCTTCCTCGTCTTCTTCTTCGTGCTGGTGCTGCGGTTCCTGAGCCTCTTCGCCCAGAAACTTGTCGAGAGCACCCTTGGCTTCATCCGCCGAGTTGTGCTCTCCATGATCCTCGTGCTGGCCCTGCTCGTCAATCGAGTGCGAGTGTGCCGCCATGCCATCGTGATGCACGATGTGGTGCTTATCGCCTCCGGTCAGGTGGTGCCCCAGGTGCGCCAATAGATGCAGGTGGTCGGGATGTTCCTCGCGAGTACCGTCCGGGTGCTCGGTGTGGAAGGTGCCGTCGCCGTGCTCGTGGACCGAGTGAATCTGGTCGCTACCGCCATCCGATTTTTCCTGCTGCTTGCTGGTCTCGTGCGGCTTTGTCTCACCATGCGGCTTGGGGATGTAGCTAGAATTTCTCTCTCCACCGCGCATCTTGCCCAAACCATCGAATCCGTCACGCGCCATAAATAGGCCTCTTTCTCTGAAAGTTGCGGGCCACCCCGATTAGAGCGGCCCGCCCGGTTTTATGCGGTTTGAGCAATGGACGCGGAGAACACCGCGCTGGTGGTTCCCGGCGTCAGGGTCACGGTCACCGGGGGAGTGGTGACAGTCGTGCCGTCCGGAGCAATGGCCGAAGCCGCAGCCTGAAACGAGGTGCCGGTATCGTTCTGCGGCACGCTGAATACGGCGCTGGTTGTGTCCGCGCTGGGCGAAATGGTCACAGAAGGATCGCTGCAACTGTACGTCCAGGCGATGGTGGGTTGGGGTACAACGGGGCTGCCGTTTTCGAGCAAGGTCGGGGTGAAGGTGCCGGTTGAACCGGCTGGGATGTTTCCAATGGCCATGGTGTCCTCTTGGGTGATGCTGGCTGTGAAGCGGGGTTGCTCAAGCAGGTGTAACGCGCGCTCGACGAGATGTTCGATGCGCCCAAGTCTGCGGTAAATCTCATGTTCGAGATTATTGCTCATTTCACGCCTTCGGCGGTGCCGGCGTCCATGCTGTTTTGCTCGCCTCGCCGGAAGGGGGAGCCGGAGTCCGTTCCTGGCCGGCGAGCGGATACTTGTTCTGGATTTTAAGCGCGTCGGCTTGCGCCGCAATCTCCCGCGAGGTCTGCGGACGGCCAATGTTGACCCCATCTGCCACATTGGGGCGCACGTCGGAAGGGGACTTCGCCACGTAATACTCCTCCAGAAGAGCGGCAAAGCGTTCACCGGTATGCGGGTCGCGCTGCAATACCAATTCGTTTTGCAGCAATGTCACGAACTCACTCGTTGTCATCTGTTTCCCCAATCTCGGGCTGTTTGCCCCACGCAGCTTCGGTTATCTGGCGCACTTGCGCCGGAGACTTTGCTCGAATGACTGAATTGTCTACCTTTTCAGGGCGATGCGTCAAAGGGATTACGCGAAGACGTTGAATTTCTGCCTCAAGGACCGCAATCCTCACCGTCTTTTCGGCCAGATCGCTCGACAATGCGGCGGTATCTTTGTCGTAAACATCGGCGATGTTCCTGCACTTCCGTGCTGCCACTCGCCACTCAATCGCCAGAACCGCCACCACAATCAAAAGAACGAATATTACTGTCTCGCTGCCCATGGTGAACCCTTCCTCGGTGCGTTGTCGTGTTTCCACTTCGACATACGCACCGCCTTTGCCGTCATATCCGCCTTCGGACTCAATGACTCATAATACTCCTGCTCCCGGACCTCAAGCGGTGCTTGCGACTGCGCCCGCAACATGCTCTTTGCCAAATAGCGTAGCATGTCCCCGTCATCGTCGGCATCCGTTGGCGTCTTGAGCACGTCCTCAGCCCTGCCTGGGTGCTTGTTATCCCGGATCAGCAGCGGAATCGACTCGATCAAGTTCTCACAATCCGCGGAAATGAACAGAAGTGGCGTCTTGACTGAGTACCCGCCGCCCTCATTATCCCAATCGTCGTCTTCCCGCGTCGGGCTCATGCATCCGCCCAGCACGTCGCAGGTCTTCTTCATCATGGCATAGAGGAGACGCCAGCCGCCAATGCGATTGTTGTCGGCCTGCTCGCAGTGAGGCAGCCCATTCCGCCTCAGCTCCTCCGCAATGCGCTCTGCGGTCGAGTGGCCAGACGAGTTATTTTCCCACGCGTCCACACTCAGGAAGTACCGCTGGACTCGCTTCTTCTCGTGCTCCGCCATGGACGCGATGCACTTGCGCACTAGCGCCGTCTCCTCGGAACCCTTCTCGGCGTGGCTGCGGTAGACCACCACAACTTCGACCGGGGCCTGTATCTCGCGCCCGAACACATCCCCAAACAGCTTTGGCTGCACCTTGCCGCTGGCCGCCCAGCCAATCGAGGCGTTATGGACGAATCCGTCATCGTGCGCCATCCACCGTGGCCACCATGCCTGGATTAGCGTCTCTTCCTGTTGGCGAGTAAGGATAAGCTTGGACTCGTCCCAGACGCCTGCGAAATACTGGCCGGCGAAAGAGTCGAAAGAACCAAGCAGATGGCCTGCGCGGAGGCTCGCAGGCAGCGCATTGTTCTTACGCCCGTCAGCCGTCCGGTGAATGTATAGATGGAATCGGCAGCACATGTAATCGGGTCCGTTGCCCGCCGCCTCATACTTGCATTCCTGCCCTTTAGCTAGGCCATCAGGAAGCGCATAGAACTGATTCGGCGTGATCCCAAGCGGCTCAAACCACACATAGTTATCCCACCCGAACAAATGCGTAAACGAGAAATCCGCAGCGGTCTCATTGTCATGGAAACGCTTCTGAGCGAATACTCTCCGAAGAAACTCTGTCCCAACGCCTCCAGGGTTAAAGAAAAGCCCAGTTTTGCACTCCCCAACAGGTGCACCTGGCCACCGGTTGCAGGTTTTGATAGTCTGCAATTCCTGCTCGGAGAACTGCTCGGCTTGATCTATCATGATGTCGTAAAATTCAGGCCCCCAAAACTTCTGATCCACCTCTTGCTGGTTTTCCGCAAACATGAAGTGTATTTCAGATCTATTGGGAAGGATGAATTTCTTTTTCCCCTCATGCCACCAGTCGCGCATCTCAGGGTACTCCAGAA